CTTGAGTACCGGACAGAGTGGCTTCAGCAATACTTTCAGCGAGAGCATTAAGTTTTTCTACTGATACTTCTGATTCTCTGCCAGTGGCTACAAGGGCAGCTTCAATACCCAGCATTTGACGCTCAAATTCCATACCTGCTTGGATGGAGCTGGAGAGGGTAACACCCATTGAAACAATGGTTGCTGTGAAGGTGGCGATTGCGAAAGTGTTAGTACGGACAAGAGAGGTGAAGGCTGTTACTCGTGCTGCGTACTCAGATAATGGGCCAAGTGCTAGTACAATAGCCTTGCTTGTATTCTGTAGCGACTTAATCATCTCTTGTTGCTGGGCGCCTAACCCACCAATAGACTTACCGGATTCTTCAGCTTGCAGTTTAACTTGATGCATGGAGTTTTTAAATTCTTCATTCGCTTGAGTGGTGAGACGACTATCACCAGCAGCATTCTCCATATTGTTCCTATAACGCTCCAACGCCTCAGTGAGTTCGTTAATAGGTTCTTCACTATCGTCAAACTGCTGAAGGCGACTAACAAGAGTTGCCACTTGACGTTCAGCATTCCCTACAGATTTCTCCATAGCAACATAAGCAGCTTCTTGCTTTTTAAGATCACGTTCAATCTCGGACAACTCTGCTTTGAGGCGAGAAGTAGATTCATTCATTTGCTGCGTAGACTCAAAGCCAGATTCCATCTGAGTCTTATACGCCTGCATGGCGCGTCCAGCTTTCTCAAAAGAATCACCACTCTGATCAATATCAGAAGATGCTTCACGGACACGACGATACATAGCCGTCAAATCTTCAAGACGACCGATAGAAGGTGTGATGGATTTTTGAATGTCTTCCATCCCTTTTGTAATACCACTAGAGCCACTTTTAGAAGCAGATTCAATCTGCTTAAAAGAGCCAGCTACTTTCTTCTCAAGGTCATCTACACGAGATGCAAGACTGTCCATTTTCTTTTGGGCAGCATCCATATTGCGGAGGAATTGATCTACATCCCCGCTTACCCTAACTTTATAACCAATCCCTCCAACATTATCCTCAGCCATATGTCCCCCTTATTTAATTCGTTTCTTGAACCGCCCTAAAGCATCACGTACATATTTAACCATCTCAGATTTGTTAGCCACTTCGTCAGCAGCCCTCTCCAAGTATTTTGGCCCCGTTCCAGGGGTTGTGTAATTCTTAGCATTACCTTCAGCACCATGTAATGCAGGACCATTCCTAGCATCAAGTGGAAGTGCCTGATCGTGGTTTTCATGAACTAGAAAGGCTTTCCAGTCTGTATATTGCACAGAGTACCCATTGTCAGTTTTAACAACCTGCCCCGAATCTGCTAATTGTCCAGTATCTTTCGGGACGTATTCCTGAGACTTTGTAAAGATATCATCAGCTACAGTCTTGCTGACTTCTTCCTCTAAGGAGCGTATTTCACTTCTGACACCCCCCTCAATATCTTTTAAAAATGCTGTTATGTCAGCACCATCACGAGTAGTCTTCATAACACTCTCCTTAATAACTTCATAAGTAGACAGTGATATTGTTATAACGTTGAGACAAAATAAAAGCCCCAAGGGGTTTCCAAGAGGCTTCTTATAATTAACGCTTCTTCCTTTTAGCTCTATCAGCAGCTTTCTTTTCTTCCTCTGCCTTAAATTGCTCCCAAGCAATCCATCCATGTAACTCTTCAATCGTCATTTCTTGTTCTATCTCGTGAACATACTTTCCCAACTTCTCTGCCACGATATATACAGCTTGCTTGTAAGAGTCTTGCTTTAGGGAGCGTTTTAGTTTTTTACTTCTGCTTCCTCATCAACAGCCATCAGTTCTGCAATCTCATTACCCAGCTTTTCTACAAAGCTACCAGCGGGAAGATTGAGCATTGCATCAACATCTTCCTGTTCGAACACTCGCTCACCTTCAGGAGTGTATGTACAGAGAATGACAGATTGGATAAGGAAACTTACCATATCCATCTCGCCTTGCTTATTACGACTCTTCTCAATAAGCGCCTGACGATCACGAAGATTAGGCTGACGAATTACAAAGTCTTGATCTTCAAGATTGATAGTCTTTTCTTTAAATTGTGCTTTCTTGCCGAGAGTGGCATCACGAAGCAGTTTACGAAGGTTTGCCATGTTTTAAATCTCCATTTTGCAATAGTATTAAAAAGGGAAGCCCCTATTATATTTTATTGGGACTCCCCTATGACTTACATTATGATTTGTTGTTCACTTAGGAAAGCTGACCACTACCTTCGAAGGTGAAGGAATAGTCATTGATCGCTTCAACACCACCAGACAGAGAGCAATCACTTACAAGGACTTCACCAGAACGAGTGATAGTGGAGTCTTGCGGAGTGTACTCAATGGACAGGGTTTCACGATCTTGCCATGCGAGGATAATCTCACGAACAGCATTCGGAAGGGCACTCTCACCACTCACATAAGTGGAGAAGGGACGCGGAACGCCTTCCGGTACATACAGGCTGTAAGTGACACTCTCAGTTTCAGTAGCGCCAACATCACCAGACTGGTTGTGAGAAGTAGCCATGAAATAGCCACGGTGAGTGACAGAGCCATCACCAGCAGGATCAATCTCAATAATCACAATATCACGAGATTGGAGGTCATCAATGAAATCACTACCATCATTGTAAAAACCATCCATGCTCAGTTCAGCAGATTGTTGATTGTACTGATGGACAGCAAAGCCACCATTATCACCAGCATCACACAGAGTGGTAACGTTCTCAACATCGGCAGACATGCTTACATCAAAAGTGTTAGCAAAGCAGATGCGAGAGGTGCCGAGGTAATCACCAGTGACAGTGATAGAGCCGCCAACAGGGTAACCATCAACAAACTTAACACCACCATTCAGGAAGTCGATGAATTCAATATTACTAGGGTCAACTTCAGATGCACCATCAAGAACAGTTACACCAGCAGTGTGATCCCAGAGGGATTTAGTACGATCAACAATATAATAAATACCACCCTGTTCAGTGGTTGCCTCACCAGTGAAACCAGTGGCAGTACCAGCACGCTTAATCTGAGCCTTATAACCGGGGCGACCTTTGAAAAGACCATTACTGGAAATAGACCAAGTGATCAGAGTGGATTGGATGGATGAGAAGTTAGTACCAAAAATACTATCATCAACGGTTGCACTATCTTGGGACAGATCAGCACTAGAGCCGGGAAGCTCATACCAATCCGTACCATTACGGCTTACGCGAACGCTTTTAGCAGACATAATTATCTCCTTGTTTCTGTACAGAAATTGAATCGTGACACCTTTAGCAATTGCTGATTAAGAGACATTAACATCTCGCTAATGTTCGTTACAGCCATTATTCAATGCACCCCCTGTTGGGTGTATCGTACTCTCTCACTGTTCGATAGTTTGCCACTAGGATAATTCGATTGTTATAATCTTGAGATAGTGTGGCAATATCAGTTTGCATCCAAATCCCGACATACCATGTATTATTAAGCATCACGCTATCCATGCCAAGGATTAGGTCTTTTACAGATTGTTGTAAATTATAAGCATCTGGATAATCAAATGGGCGATTAGATTTAACTCTCACTTGAATACGTGGTTCATCACGTTGCCAAGCAGGGTTTGAAGGAGGGCCACCAGTGTCGTAAAGAGTGATGAGTGTGCGATCTTGGACTTCAGGTTCAGCGCCAATTCTCATCAAAGGAAGGTTAGTATCAGATTCACTAAATGTCGCTAATCCTTGAGAGACAATATATTCAGCCATATCTGCTGCAAAACTATTTGGCATGATCGCCTCCCTTAAAAGATGTAGCGAAACTCAGTACGAGTGCCACGTTGATTAGAATGAATACGCTTAACCTTAATTTCAAATGCTCCAGCAATAGGAGATTCATCAGTGTGATCCCCAAGAGCAATTACATCTTTAAGATCAAGATCATCCCCCATGGTATAGACAATTCCCCTTGAGCGTTGGTTGTTGCCAAACTCGTCCACATACAGCCTATTCGTCTGCTGAAAACGTGCTGGAAACGATTCTACGGAGTAAGACGCCCTACCGTACATGTCCGTTCCAGTCGGCCTCCAGCGTGTAATTCTTTGGGGGAATTGATAGGATCGTGTTGAGCGATAGTCAGAGGGGTTATTGGGAATAGTCATAATGAACATCCTTTAATTGAAACGTGAGATGTCTTCATATCTCACACCCTATGCCGAGTAACAACAGTAGCTCGACTCCTAGCATATCCAGCGAATGTAAGATTCTTGATGATATTCCTAACGAGTTCACTTCCACCAACTGTGACAGGAGATGCATAGAAATCAGTCGTATCACCAAACTTCTCACTCTGCAATTTAATGGCTTCAGTGGTAAGAGTGTTGGAAAGGGATTCGTATACTAATTCAATCTGAGCATCTTTGATTAGAGTGGGGACTGTGTTATCAGGGATAATCCTTCCTTCATAATCTTTGAATTGCTCACGAGGCCATGCTAGAGATTGATGATTGTCTTTAATGAATGAAGCCCACCTCACCATAGTATCTAAGAATCGAGTTGCACGAATCAGTTGTACTTCTTTTTGCTCAGTAGTGAGAGATTCCCATTTATCATCTTCAGGGAAGTTTAGAGCAATATAATCATCAGCTTCTTGGACGGAGACATAGCTATTAGCCGTTGCCATCCCTTCACCGGATTCTACAATTAATGCCATGATATCTCCTTATACATATTTAAGCCCTCATAAATAAAAATGGGGATACCCTGTTAAGGGCTCCCCGATATTGACAACAATATGTAGGCAATTGTTACATATATTTATTAGAGCTTACCATCAGCCTCAGCTTTCGCAAGGATTTCTTTAGCTTGCTCTTTAGACATAACAGGCTCGTCTGAGAATGATGCTGCGAGAGAGCGTAGTTTAGGCCACTTTAATTCAGAGAAATGAACATTCTCATCATCTTCTTTCACTACATCTTCAGAAATGAAATCATCAAGAGTGACGGGAGATTCGTCTACCGCTTCTTGCGAGTCTTGTACATCTTCCGAAACACTAGGAGGAGATACAGGTTGATCATCAGTGATTGGATCAGGATTGACATCTTCTTGCGAAGGGCGATATACTTTCTTACCAATCTTTTCATAATCTGCCTCAATCTTTGGGTGAGAGGGCGCATAGACTAGATCAAACTTGGGACGAGGTTTTTCATAAAAAGATGCTTTACCGTATTGGACGATATACTTATCACCAAGATCAAGTTTACCTTTTTCAAAAGAAATCAGTCGTTGTGGTCGCATTAAATTCTCCTCATTGGTTTTTACAACTG